TGCCAAGGCCGAGAACCTATTTCAGTTGTAAGAGATTGACCGGGAATTGGCCCATCCATAAGGGGTGTTAGCTCATCCATTATTCATACCTGCCCGTAGTTTTTTTAGTGTATTAAACTGTTCCATGATATAGTCATCACTAGTTGTGTCATCTTCATCTACTTCTTTGTTACGAGAAAGTAAACCAGACATTTTTACTTTAGGTTCTTTAGATTGAACCGACATGCTTCTATCCATGTATTTATTATAAGCTGTTATAGCCTGTCCTATTAACATTATATTCCCCTATCAAAACCCAAATATTTTACCAGCATAACCTAGTGCCAGTTTACTTACAAAGTCACCAATAGCACTAGACGATGAAACATCTGCTTGATATTCTGCCTGTGATCTTTCTCTACCTGCAGCTAAGTGACTTAGTGTTACAGCATTTTGTCTGTCACGTTCATTGTCAGATGAAGTCCATGCCCACTCCATCATGTCAGCATGTTCTTGCCATAAATTAGAGTATGCCTGATTTGACATGTCAAGTACAGATGCCGCATTAATTTCATTAGCCCTATTAACAGCGGCTGTTGCTGCAGTTGCAATCTCTCTACGCCATACAGCATTAGATTGTGCAATGACTAAGGCATTCTGTGCATTAAACTGATCACGTTGATTTTGTATTTCTGTATTAAACTTGTTAATAGCATTTTCTTCACCAGCATTAAACTGTGACATAGCGTTAGCTTGTGTAGTATTAAACTGTGAGGTCTGTGTTTTAAGATTTGCAAAGAACTGGTCAGATTGGTTCTCACTAGTTGCATTAAATTGCTTGGCTGCATTCACCGCTGCCTGATCTGTAAACATAGACTGTGTACGTGTCTGCGCTTTAAATACTTCTACCTGTTGTTCATTAGATAAATTAGTCATTTCACTAGCAAGGAATGACTGTGCATTCATAACTGCTGCAGCTTGACGATTGTTTAAATTAGCCATGTCAAGGTTTGCCAGTGATGATGCCTCTGCCATAGTAAGTGCCTGTCGGTTAGACAAATTACTTAAATTCATAGTGTTAGCTGCACGGCTATTCTCTAAGGCTACCTGTTGCTCTGCAGTAAAGTTCATATTAGCTATATCACTAATTTTAGCTGAGTTAGCTACACGTGACTGAAAGGCTTGGTCAAACTCCATACCCATAAAGGTAGCACGTTGCTGTGCTGCAAGCATGGCCCTCTCTTGGCGATTGCTAAGGTTCTTCATTTCAAACCCTGCAATGGTCTGTGCATCTGCACTAGCAATAGGCAGTGCTGACTCCATAGCTGCCTGTACAAGAGCCTGTCCTGCCATGCTACTAGCACCAAGACCACGTGCAGCCATCTGTGCTGTAGCATTACGCAATGCACCTGCAGCCCATGCTGGTGTATCACCACCCTCAAAGTCTGCCATCAGTGTATCTAGCTGGCCCTTTACAGTAGCCCTGTTACTAGCTGTTGCTTCAGCCGCTTGTATCTGTTCTGTAAACTGACTTGCCTTTGCAGCATTAGCTGCTGGCTCAATAATCTCACCTGCCTGTAGCTCACGCTGTACAGGGTTATTCATTTTAATGGCTGTGCCTTGTGCTGCATCTATAGCAGATACTGCAGATTCTGTTTCTTGCTGTGCAGTTACTAGTGCCTTATCAGGTACAGTGCCTTGTGCTGTTTGTGTTTTGTCAAGTGTTTGTTCTATTGTACCTGCAGTAGTAACAGGTGCTACAGTAGAAACATTAGCCATGTCAAGGTTTGTTTTAGTTTTTGTCTCTGCTATTGTATTACCCTGAAGGGCTGCCTCAATAGCTGCTTGTTCTTTAGGAGACTTAACGTCACGCTGTTGCATCCGTATCAACGCTTGTTCATATGTATAATTATAATCTGGTTCTGGAATTGAAAATTGTTCTCCTTTATCATTAAATAAAGTGAGGGTTGATGGGGCAAATGCTGTAGCTTGTGCAGCAGTACCCTGTGTAGCTGTGGCTGTAGGTGATGCTGCAGCTACCTGTCCAGCACCAGCCGCAATGTCCTGACTAGACTGCGCTACAGTACCAGTAGCTGTAGCTACACCACCTACAGGTAGTCTAGGGTCTTGCATACGGTTTACTGTAGTCTGACCAATACTTTCAGGTGTATCAAGCGTATCACGTGGATCATCTTCCTCTAATAAACGTTCTGGCTGGATTACGTTTCCATTTTCGTCTAAGGTAGGCTGGGCAACTCGTCTAAATCCCGGCGGTGGAATCATACCTGCCGTAGCAGAAACTCGTTCTCCATTTGGGCCTATATAATCATACATAACTCCGGGATACTTATTACCAAAAGGATTATCGGGATCAGGTTCAGGAAATTTAAAACCATAGTCTTTAGGATTTGTATAGCTTTTTACAGGATTAGAACTACCCTCAAACCCGGGCATTTCATACATAGGCATTCTGTTAATAAATTTTTCTTCTGTACCCCCGCTTGCTGGATTAATCTGTAGATTAGAGGTTGACGGTAATACTGGTGTACCCACTTTTCTTTGTTGTGCTTGATATGAGTTTAACGACGATTCATAGGCACGTCTTTCAGCACCGCTTAAGTCATCTAATTTTTTTCCGTTATATTGACCGTAAGTAAAACCCATTCCACCATTAGCATAGTTTTTACGTACCATACCACCATTCATCATTTGAATAGCTTTGTTTTGGAAGTCATTAAACTTCATTTGTGCGTCAGGATCAGACTGAAGAAAGTCTTTAAACTTTCCCATGTCACCCTGATAGCCTAACGTACCAGCTATACGCTCCATTGCCTGTGGTTTAAATCCTTGAAACTGCATTGCTGTCATTATTAAAATCCGTCCTTTAATCCGTCAAGTATATCTTGAACTGATACTTTCTTCTTAGCGTTAGGTGTGTATCTACACATATACGTCTTAGGGCATTCACTAAACTTAAACATAGGGTAGTGGTATCCTATTGTACCATTAGGTCCACGATAAATGCAAACCTTTTCTCCCTGTATTTTAACTCTTTTTGCTAGGTGGCATTGTACAAACTCAGGATTACTTAACAGCCCTGCTAACACAAGGGGTAACACAACAAGATTAATCATTAACCAATTCCTAGTGCTATCAAATATATGCCCCCACCTAATACACCAATGATTAGAAACGATAGAGTACATATAGCTAAGTTATTCTGTATCTGTCTTTTAGCTTCCATAGCTTTATACACAGTCTCTTCTCGTTCTTTACGTATCTTCCTACGCATACCTAACATTTCATCGTATGTGCCAAGACCAAACCTGTAGTCTAACATAAACTTTATTTCTTTTTCTTTCTCAAGCAATGTCTTCTTACGAACAATAATGTCCATTGCTTCTTGTTCTATGTTGTCAGTACCGTGTGTCTGCTTGTCTAACCACGTAGGGTTCTTACGTTGGGACTCAGCCCTAGTAATGTCTGCTACTGCACCGTACCATTTACCTAGTTGCTGTGATACATCTTGTATCTCTTTACCAGCCCCTACTAGCATCTTGACCCCTTTAAAAGCTGCATTAGCTGCAGCAAAAGCTGTGATGGGGTCAATCATTTAACTATCTCTTTGCGTGATTAGTCGTAACCACATTTAAGGCGTCCTTGATTGCTTCTACATTTGCATCAATACGTGCAATCATTACGTCATTCTCATGTATATCATCAGCTAGTCTTGCTGTATTGTTTTCTACATCAGCTATCTCAGCTCTGTTATACTGAATGTCAGACACCATACTGGACACTGCCCACACGACAGCAGCACCCTGTGCTAGTAATGCACCTACGATTGTTACTACTGTCCAGTTGATTTCCACAACTTATCCTGTAAAGCTGTCGGCTGCTGTAATAGCAGAATTAATAGCAGTAAAGTCTTTGCTACCCCAATCACTGTATGTGTCTTTCTGATGCTTTAAATAGCCTACGCTACGAGACACACGGGCTTTCTTTTCATCGTGCGTTAGGTCATGCCCAAAGTCTTTATCTGTTGCACTATCTCCTTTGGTATGTGTAGCAATAACACTATTAATTGTGCTTGCCCCGCCTAAACAAGCGGCATGGGCTTGTGTAATTTCATCTGCTGTACGTGTCATGTTTATTTATCCTCAATTGTTATGTTGCCTGAGATGGATATACGTTCCCCATCGTTGTCGTAAAATGGAAATACCTGATGAAGCATGGTTGACGGAAACATAACCATGTAACCTTCTGCTTCTTTCTCCATATTGTAAGCAAAAGTTGATACCCTGCCTAGAGTATTTGTGTAGCTAAATGCAAAGTTAGATATGTGATTATCTGCATTTGATTCAGCACAAATAGGTAATTTCTTTTGTTCTGCATAAGACGTAGGTATCTGCATCCATATGACAAAGCTGTACACGCCACTGTGATCGTGGGGTGGGTTAAACTCATGCTGCTTTTGGAAGTTTACCCATAGGCTTTCTAAGGTAAATCCTTGGCCTTCTTTCATTACGGCTCTCCAAGGTGGGCCATAGTTTTGCATATGGCTGTCCATGAAAGACGGTATTGTTTTACTAACGAACTCTTCAAGCAACGGAGAGCTAGAGTCCAACCTGATACTAGAACTAATGTTACCAGCCAACTCAGGCTTCATGTCCTCTGGTTTTTCCCGTGCTTTATTGATCACTGTCCAAATGTTTGCAACAACGTCCTTTGGTAGCTGGGCCTCAACTACGCCTACATTTGGAAAGTGTCTTGGTATTAGTTCCATGTTTACCCTTCTAGTGTGGCTATACGAGCAGTGAGTGCTTCAATTAATGCGTTCTGTTCTTGAATCGCTTTAACTAGGATTGGCACAAACTTGCTGTACTGTAGACCCATTTGCTTGCCATCACTTGATGTAGATACAGTAAGGTTTTTCTTAGCGG